TTTTCGTCGGTGAGAATCATTTGTCCGATGCAGATTCATTTGAATTTTCCAGCCTGGACACAAGATATTGGACACTTGATCATCCTTATTTTGGTTTAAAGTTTGTTCAGCCGGAGAGTTTCACGAGAGACAATACTGATTATAATGTAACCAAATTCAGTACTGTCCTAATTGAAACAATCATAGAGGATAGTCCAAATCTTACGGTAAATCCTTCTGATGAAATTTCTGATCAGTCTGAGGATGTAAATAATGCTTTAACAGATTCTTTTGACGAAAGTTTCTCTGCAGATGATATTTCTAATACTTCTAATCAGAATGATAGAAGATATAAAAAGGGCGTAGCAAAAATAAAAAATACGCTGCAGGCTGAGCAATATTATAATCTATACAAAGAAGCAAACAAGGCAGTCGTTAATGCAATAAATGTTCCTACTACTGCATTGAGATTAACTCAGTCTTTAATAAATGCCCCGTCTCTATTTGAGAATTCTGTAATAGACAGATTTCAGATTCTCCTTGATCAGTTTGTTGTAATCAGATCTACTGTGTCAACACTTACAACCAGGTCAAGTAAGAAGCTGTATGAGAATAATGCAGGATCAATGATCGTAGCATTTGTAGTTGCGGCCAGCAATCCTATAAAAAAAGACTATAACAAAAAGTCTGATGTAATAAGTTCTATAGAATTTATTACAAATAGATTCACCGAATATCTTACAGACCTTGATTCAATTCAGAGTGACAATGCTGGCACCCCGGATTCTTATGTTCCGGATTTTAATGCTCAAATATTACTTTCAAAACTAGTAAATTTCTGTATAAATAATCTTTACAGAATTGCCTTGTCTGCAAAGCAGGAACGAATAGCTCAAGTTGATGCAGATACAAATATTATATTGCTTGCTCATAGGTTTTATGGGATGAGTCAAGACGATTCTACAATAGACGACATTGTAAGTAATAATAATCTTGCGTTATCTGATTTGATGTATATAAAGAAAGGTACAAGTATCACTTACTATGTCTGATTTTAAATTAACCATATCGGACAGGAGCAAAAGAAGGACAATAGATTTCTTCTCTGAGTTTTCAATTGAGATGAGATTTGATTCAGTTGGAAGTACTTTTTCTTTTTCTTTCTATTATAATCCCGATAATCCTGATCATGTATTTATGGCTCAGGTAGGAAAATATCAGGTGGTAAGGTTTTATCGTGCTGATGAATTGCTTATAACAGGATTGGTGCTTAGTCAATCATTTTCCAGCTCTTCGGAACCTACTCTCATTTCTTTTTCAGGATACTCTGTTCCTGGTGTATTAGAGGATTCCAGTATTCCTATAGACTCCTATCCTTTGCAATATGATGGGTTATCTTTAAAGGAAATTACTGAGAAATTGCTCAGGCCGTTTGATATAGATCTAGAAATAGATCCACTTGTCATGGCTGATTCAAATAAAAGATACAAGGAAACTGCCGCATCAGAGACTCAGACAGTATCAGATTATATATGTAGCCTCGCAAAGCAGAGGGATATCGTAGTCTCCAATACAAATACAGGTAAGCTTTTATTTACAAAAATAAAAGACTCTGCTCCTGTTTTAAGATTCGGAACAGACCTTATAGGCACTTCATATTCTCTCACCTTTGATGGCCAGGCAATGAGTCATCCGATTGTTGTTCTTAAGCAGGCTGACGACGAAGAAGGAAATTCTTCTCAATATATATTAAATAATCCGTATGTTCCTGCGGACACAAAACACTACAGGCCGAAGACAATAATTCAAACGTCTGGAGACGATACTAATACAGAAAAGGTGGCAATAAATGAGCTTAAGTCTGAGCTCAAGTCAATAAAAGTTGTTATCTATACGGACAGGTGGTTAGTAAAGGGTGAGGTAATAAAACCAAATCGGATTATAGAAATACAAAACAAAGACCTATATTTGTTTAAGTACTCCAGGTGGTTTATAGAGTCCGTAGAACTTAATGCAGATGTCGAAAAAACAATTGCTAAATTAACCTGCGTGCTCCCTGATGTATACAATCTTGAAGTACCTAAAAAAAACGTATTTTACTCATGATAAATACTACAAAGGTAATATCGACCTCATTTGATTCTGTAAAAAGATTACTTGTAAAGGTTCTTCGTCTTGGATCAAAAGACGTAAGGGAAATAAAGCAGGTTTCTCCTTACGGAATAGATTCAAATCCTGTTAAAGATATGGTTGCAATATTTGCAGCTACTCCGGAGACTGGAAAAGATTACATTGTAGGATATATAAACAAAAATTGTATCGCTAATCCAGGAGAAGTAAGAATGTTTTCTACAGATGATTCAGGAACACTGAAGGCTTATTCGTATCATAAAAATGATGGGACAATAGAATTTTGTGGCAGCGCAAATACTCTCGTAAAGCATGCTCCACTGGATTCATCTCTTCAGACAATGGTTTCTCTTATAAATGCCGAATTATTGAAAATACAGGCGGCTTATCCGCTTTATATTCCTACTCCTGTAACATTAAATATTTCTGCATCTAATGCAAGTAAATTAAAGACTGAATAAAATGGGAACACTTATATTTGAAACAGGCGGCCTCTGGGTGCAGAGTAAGACATCTGTAGAGGACAAAATAAACGCCATTGACGTAATAATCAATAGGCTTTTAGACATGCAACTCCTTTCAATTGAGCAGGTCGGAACACAGGAATACATGCTTAATGATGGGCAGGTGCAGATAAGGAACGTATACAGGAGTCCAGAGCAAATAGCTACGGCTATAACTGCATACGAGCGACTAAAGCAGCAATATGTTAATAGGTATAATGGTAGAAAGTTCCGGCTTATGGATTCTAAAAATTTCATTGGCCAGGTTTAATTTAATTTTATGGGAATACTTGACAGAGTGTCAAAGCTGTTTTCGCAGGATTGGAATTCGGTAGACAGAAAAAATAATAAAAATAAGCCCGATAGCGCTTCTTATGAACAAGGCCCATCTCAATCTATGGGCAATCATTTTGCGTTAACCAGGAAGGTATTTGACGGTGAAAAAAACGTAGGTGAAATAGGTCCGCTCACTCAGTATGATCTGTTTTATGCCGGGATAAGAATGCGTTCTTGGAAGGCTTATATGGATTCCGAAATTGCCCAGACTGTTCTTAATAAATTCGCACTGTGGATCGTGGGTTCTGGTTTAAAACTTAATTCTATTCCGGAAAAAAGAGCCTTGGCCATGGAAGGCATAAACCTTTCTGATGATTCATTTGAGGAGTCTGCAGAATATAGGTTTAAGGTTTTTTCCGAAATGAAATCGGTGCATTATTATGGCCTTAAAAACCTTAATGAACTAGCCTGGGATGCTGTAATAAACTCATACATCGCAGGAGACTGCCTGGTTATACTCAGGTATACTGACAAGGCCGGAATTACACTTCAGTTAATTGATGCAGACAACATACAGTCTCCAGGATCAGAATATATGTTCACTACTTTGCAGAATGGAAACAAGGTCAGAAATGGCATAGAAAAGGATCCTGACGGGCAGATAGTGGCTTACTATGTAAGGAAAGACTTTCTTTCTTATGAAAGAATTCCAGCAAAGTCTGGAGAGTTTACTACTGCATTTATGGTATTCGGAAAAAAGTACAAGATGGGAGACGATAGGGGGGTGCCACTTATCACAGTCGTACTTGAAAAGATAGCAAAAATGGACCGCTATTCCGAGGCAACCTTGGGTAGTGCGGAGGAGCGTTCAAAGATAGCCCTGCAGATAGTTCACGATCAAAATTCCACTGGAGAAAATCCTTTCACTGATGATATTAGGAAGGCCAGGGACATTGACAATACAGCGAGAGGTACATTCCAGAGAGAGTTGCCGTACGATACAGAAAACAATCCTTTGGCAAACAAGATAGCTGCTACTACAAACAAACAGGTATTCAATATGCCAAATGGCTCAGAATTAAAAGCGCTGGAAAGTAAAAATGAATTATACTTCAAGGATTTTTTCACCGTAAATATAGATCTCATTTGCGCATGTATTGGAATACCTCCCAATGTTGCCATGTCAAAATATGACAGCAATTATTCTTCGTCCAGGGCAGCGATAAAAGAATGGGAACACACTACGAAGGTAGAGAGAGAAAGATTTGCGAGTCAATTTTATCAGAGAATATATAATTTCTGGTTAGATATACAAATTTTGTCCGGCAAGATTAAGGCGCAGGGATACCTCGAGGCCAGACTGCAAGGAAATAATTTCATATTAACATCTTATCAACTTGCTCGCTGGGTTGGCCCTAAAGTCCCCCACATTGATCCTCTGAAAGAGGTTCAGGCAGAGCGCTTAAAACTTGGTGATATGGGTGCCAATATTCCTCTTACTACAGTAGAATCAGCGATAGAATCCTTGGGCGGAAATGATTCTGATGATACTATGATGCAGTTCGCAATTGAGAAAGAATACTTCTCTTCTATTTCTGAAGAGGAGGATCAAGAGGAAGAGGAAGGCGCAGAAGGCGCAGAAGACGAAGAAGAAGAAGATGTCGAGTAGCCGTGTTTTATTGCAATTTCTTTGATGTGCGCCTTCAGAAATCCAGATAGCGTCACATTTTGAGAGCTAGCAATATTCTCGATGAATTTTTTCATTCTTGAGTCAAAGTTTGTTATTACAAGTCTTTCTCTTTTCATGTCATTTTAAAATGTGCACATAAATTTAATTAAATTTTTGTGCACAAAAAAGAAAACAAGTGATATTAATGTTACCTTTCGACCAATACAAGTCTTATGGCTGAAATATATCTTTATTCTGGAATTTATGACTTTGTCGCTCAGGACATCATGCAAAAGATTGATGAGCAAAAAGGTGACGTATTTATGCGTATGTGCACGCCTGGAGGCAGCGTATTTGCAGGATACGGCATAATCCAGAAAATGCTGGAAAGGAGATCTGCGGGTGATAAAATCAATATGAAAATTGATGGCCTTGCTGCATCTATGGGATTCACTATATCATTATTTGCGGATGATGTTACTGCAATGGAAACTTCTAATTTCATGATTCATCGTGCGGATATGTGGGTTTCTAACGATTCAGAAAAGGCAATGCTTGCAAAGGTAAATAAGGATTTAAGGTCTAAAATAGAATCAAAGGCAAATCCATTTTTATTTAAGCAGGTAACAGGCGTATCTCTCGACGAATTATTTGATTCTGATCAAAGAATGGACCTTTGGATCAATGCAAAACAGGCTCTTGATCTCGGCTTTATTTCTGCAATCACCCCGGTCGATGTAAATATTAGTCAATCAATGATTGATTCTCATTTATATTCGCTGAATGCAGTTCCAAGTCAAAGAAAAGTACAACAAAACGTAAACAACAATTCAAAAATGGATATCAATAAATTGAAGGCCGAACACCCTGACGTGTATAATCAGGTATTTCAGGCTGGCGTAGATAGCGAGCATGAGCGTGTTCAGGCAGCTATGGTATTCGCTAAAGATGATCTTGAAGAGGTC